AGCGCGCCGAGCTGGCCCGCCTGCGCGCCGAGCAGGCTGAGCGCGAACGCACGGAAGCGGCTCGGATCGAGGAGGAAAACCGGAAGCGCGCCGCCGATGAGGCTGCCGCACGCGCCCGGATCGAAGAGGAAGAGCGCCAGGCGCACGCCCGGATCGCCGAAGCCGACCGCGCCACTCGGGAAGCGCGGGAAGCCGAAGAAGCCAAGATGCAGGCCGAACGCGAGCGGCTCGACGCGATCAGCCGCGCCGTCGAAGCGGAAGCCCGCGCGAAACGCGAGGCCGAGGAAGCTGCTGCCAAGGCCATCCGGGACGCCGAGGAAGCGCGCCAGCGCGCCGAACGCGAACGGCTGGAGCATGAGGCCAGGGCACTGGCCGAACAGCAGCGCGCAGCCACGGAACGCGAGGAAGCGGCCCAACGCGAGATCGAGCGGCGGCGCGTCGAGTTGATGGATGGCGCCGAACTGCTGCAGACGTTCGTCGCGCGGTTCGGCAGCCGGCGCGAGTTCGCCGCCGTCGTGAAGGCGATCAAGGTCTATCTCGCGACGCAGGAACAGCAGAAAGCCGCAGCATGAACGACCTGAGCTTCCTGTCCGCCGCCGCCCCCCAGGGCGCACTGCCGCTGTCGGCCGCGAGCGCCAGCACGATGCCCATCCTCGGGCCCGGGCAGTACGCCGATATCCCGTTCGACGTGTACTTGTCGCAGCCGGCGGTCTCGGCCGGCCTGCTGAAGACGATCATTGCGGAATGCCCGCGCGCCGCCTGGTTCGAATCGTGGCTCAACCCGGCCCGGCCGGCGAGTGACGACACCGCCGCCAGTGACGCGGGCACCATCGCGCACGGCATCCTCTTGGAAGGGTCGACGGCCTGCGTCGAGGTGATCGACCCCGCGGACTACCCGGCGAAGAACGGCGCGATCCCCGAAGGCTGGACGAATCCCAGCATCCGGGCCGCGCGGGACGCCGCGCGTTTGGCCGGCAACACGCCCGTCCTCAAGCCGCAGATGGCGGTGATCGAGAACATGGTCGACAGCGCGCAACACTTTCTCTACAGCCTGCGCGAAAGCGAGCCGGCGATCTACGCGGCATTCCAGCCGGACGGCGGCGAGAGCGAGCAGACGCTGATCTGGGAAGAGGACGGCATGCTCTGCCGCATCCGGCCGGACCGCATCAGCATGGACCGCCGGCTAATTTGCGACCCAAAATTTAGCGGCGTCAGCGTCGAGCCCGGCGAGTGGTCCCGCAAGCAGATGAAGCCGATGGGATACAGAATTTCCGCCGCCTTCTACCGGCGCGGATGCCGGCGGATGTTCGGCACGGATCCGGACTACGTGTTCCTGGTCATCGGCCAGAACGCGCCGCACCTGTGCAGCTTGGTCGGCGTCGACCCGGCCGGCCTCGAGCTGGGCCAGATGCAAGTCGAGCGCGCGATCCGCACCTGGCGCGATTGCGTACAGCGCGGCTACTTCCCCGGATACCCGTCACGCGTCTGCTACCCCGAGGTCAAACCGTGGGAGTTGGCCGAGGAGCAGGAGCGCTCCGGGCTGGATGAGCACGGCATTCCCTACGATCCAGAAGCGCTTTTCATCGAGGAGGCAGCATGACCGTTTCTTTCCGCCCCGCGATTCGCACGAACGTCGGCCTGATCGTCGGGCTCGCCGGCGGCACCGGTTCCGGCAAGACCTACACGGCGATGCGCATGGCCGCCGGCATCGCCGGCGACAAGCCGTTCGCCGTGATCGACACCGAGGCCGGTAGGGCCCTGCACTACGCAGATGCGTTCCGCTTCGACCACGCGGAACTCCGCCCGCCGTTCCGCCCGGATGCCTATGCGGAGGCCATCCGCGCCGCCGACGCGGCCGGCTATCCGGCCATCGTGGTCGATTCCATGTCCCACTCGTGGGCGGGGGAAGGCGGCATTCTGGATTGGCAGGAAGAGGAACTGGACCGTATGGCCGGCACCGACTGGAAGAAGCGCGAGGCCTGCAAGATGGCCGCGTGGATCAAGCCGAAGATGGCCAGCAAGAAGATGGTACAGCAACTGCTCCAAGTCCGTGCGCACCTGATCCTGTGCTTCCGCGCGGAAGAGAAGATCGACATCATCCGCGAGGACGGCCGGACGAAGATCGTGCCGAAGATCACGCGCACCGGGCTGGAAGGCTGGGTGCCGGTCTGTGAAAAGACGTTGCCCTTTGAACTGACCGCCTCGTTTTTGCTGACCGCCGACGCGCCCGGCATCCCCAAGCCGATCAAGCTGCAGGAGCAGCACCGCGCCCTGTTTCCGCTCGACAAGGCGATCACCGAGGATTCGGGTCGGCGGATCGCTGCGTGGGCCAGTGGCAGAAAGCCGGTTGACAAAGCCGTCGATCAGCAGGGTCGCCCGGTTGACAAACCGCCGGTTTCGCAGGGTGAAGCGCCGGCCTACATCACCCCCGACCAGATCACGCAAATCGAACTGCGCTGCAACGACCTGGGCATCAGCCTGGCCGCCCTCAAAGAGCGCGCGAAGGTCGCCACGCTCGATGAGCTGCCCGCGAGCCGGTTCCGCGCCGCGATGGACTGGATTGACAAGCAGGCGGATGAGAAGGTGGCTGCATGAGCGCCCAGACCGAAGCGCCCGCCGAAGAATTCGCGCTCGAACCAAGCGACGGCAAGATTCCCGGCCGCGTGATCGAGGAATTGCGCCACGCCTATGCCGTCGCGAAGGACTACGTGACCGCCTACAGCGAGGCCGCCAAAGCGCAGGCCGAGAAGCACAAGCTGAAGCCGGGCGCGCTGAAAAAGTACATCGCGGCGCTGGAGAATGATTCCGTTGCGGATCTGAATGACGAGATCAGCGACCTCGAAAAGTTGATGCAATGAGCGCCGCACCGAACCCCGCCCGCGCAGCGTCAAGCCCCGTGTCTCGGCGGTCTGCGCGGGTTTCAGGGGCCGGCCGGAAGCCTGACTGGTCCCGCGAGAAAGCGTTTCGGATCGATGAGGACGGCTGCCTGCTCTACCGCGGCGTCCTCGCGAGCAAGAACGATCTGCCGATCATCCGTATCAGCGGCAAGTACATCAGCGTACGCCGCGCCATCCTCGCGAAGATGCTCGGCCGCCCGTTGACCGCCAACGAAACTGCAGCGTCCAAGTGCGAAAAGGTGCGCTGCTGCAGCCCGCGATGTCTGTTCGTCATGGGCCCGCGCGAACGTGTCCTGCAGGCAATCGAGCGCCGTCACTGGCAGGCAGAGATCAGCGTCCGGCGCGCAGCCTGGGCGAATCGGCCGCACCGCTATTCTGATGCCGACGTGGACGACATGCGTGCGCGTGACGCAGCCGGCGAGCCGCGCGACGAGATCGCGGCCCGGTACGGCAACACGGCGCACAACCTGATGCACATCTGGTCGTATCGCTCGCGGATTCTGCATCTGCCGCCCGAGGTCCAGAACGCGATTGCTGCACAACGCAATACCACCCGCCGGTAACGGCAACCACCCAAAGGAACCCGCATGAAACTCAACCTCACCATCAACATCGACGGGTCTGTCGTCGGCAACGTCGTCTCGGACGTCATCCCGACGCCGGTCCCGACGCCTTCGCCCGTCGTCACGCCCCCGCGCAGCTTCGGCGGCGGCTCGATTGACGATCAGGTCAAGGTGCTGCTGCAATGGCAATTTGACAACCCGTCGTGGCCGAATCAAATCCTGATCGACGGCAACGCCTACGGCCAACCTGGACAGCCCCCGGCGGCACGTTACTCGACCCTCGGCGGTCGTCTCGCGCTCGAAGGTGCGTTGCGCGAATCGGCGAAGGCGGCGAGCCTGACGGATGAGCAGCTCGCGGCGGTTAAGGATACCCTGCCGACGCTGCCGCCGGTCTCCAGGACGGACGCCACGAAACTGTGGGAGACCGTGCCGTCCACCCTCGATCCGGCGTCCATGTCGTTTTTGTTGGCATGGCAGGGCGGCACGAACGCGCTCGAAGCGGCGAAGCAGTACCGCACCTGGTACTACAAGACCTACGGAAAGCAGTGCATGTTGCCCAACGCCCCGCGCAATCCTGAGGCGGCGTGGATCAGCGATTCGGAACTCGCCGCGATCATCGCGTCGTAATCGAGCACCACGCGAGCGCTCCCACAACGACAGTGACTCGCTGACAGGCCGGAAAGACGGCCATTAACCCAGGAGAACGGAATGAATATTGATGACATGACCTACGGCGAATTGAAAGTAATCGCCGCGATGTTTTCGCAAGCCGCCGCGCCAGCCGCGCAGCATCCGATGGTCGGTCAGTACGTGATCTGCCGTTGCTACTCGGCAGGCGTACATGCCGGTGAATTGGTGTCGCAGACCGGTGATCAGGCCGTGCTGAAAAACTCGCGCCGGCTGTGGTCATGGACCGCGAAGGCAGGCATTGCGCTGTCTGGGCTGGCGGTCAATGGACTGAAAAGCGGAAAAGTCGATACGGAATTGCCGATGATCGCGCTGACCGGCGTTATTGAGACGATACCGACGAGCGCGACGGCGCGGGAGAGCATCAATGTCGCCTAGCAATGTCGGCTCCGGCGACGGCTCCGGCTCCGGCGACGGCTCCGGCGACGGCTACGGCTCCGGCTCCGGCGACGGCTACGGCGACGGCTACGGCTCCGGCTCCGGCGACGGCTACGGCGACGGCTCCGGCTCCGGCTACGGCGACGGCTCCGGCTA